GAAAAAAGAAGATTTTCTATTAGAATCATACTTCACATATCTGTTATTGCCCTGTAGTTCATTAAACATAGTATTATCTAGTGCCTCGTTTTGTTGCACATTACGATTTTTATAATGTTCATTACGTTCATTAACAGTTTCTGTTGGTATTTTTGCTAATATCAAACCACCTACTGATATGACTCCTGCGTGTCTACCATGCTCTATAGTAGGTAAAGGAAAGTCTGGTATTTCGTCTTGTCTGACAAACTCCCATCCTTCTCTCATTCTAGCAGAAACATTGTTTCTATCTTCGATTCCTACATACTCCGACCTAATCCATCTGTACTGATAGCCTTCTGGTGCTGGTGGAGTTTCAAGCATCCTCGCAGGTTGCCATGGTTTTCTTCTAGCGTTTTTATCGTGTTGCTCATCATCACGAGATTGGCGTGTTGTATTTTCAATCGCATCTATATCCATTATTTTGCTCCTTCAAGTTTAACTATTTCTTTACCCACTCTTCTTAGCCACTCTTCTTGTGACATTCCGTAAGGTTTTAAGTTACTCTTTACGGAAGCATGGTTAGAACTAATTTTAATACCGCTTTTCTTACCTTGTGTTCCTTGGCGACTTCCAGAGGAAGCAGAAGCTACTCGTTGCACAGTTGAGTTGGCTTCTTTTGATACGCCTTCAGGCTCTGCCTGTAAATCAGGATAAACCTTTTGTAGCCTTTTGTCTAATTCTTCGTAGTATTCATCTTCATTACCATCAAATCCTTCTGACAATAAATCTTCATGTATACCCATGGCCGTATAAGTTTTGACTCTATCTTTTTGAAACCAGTCATTCTTTTCTTGCCATTCTACAGCTTTAGCATCAGGCTTTGGTTTATCATACACTTGTTGTTGTGTATTTTGTACATTTTGTTCAACAATTGTTGAATTTTGTTCTTGTTGTGCTTCAAGCTGCATTTTTGCTAATCTGACTCTTTCTTCCTCTAAAGTAACCTTATTTAACAACTCAACACTTTTTACTTCAAGATTTGGGTCGTTTGTTTCTCTAGCTTTTCTATATAAGTCTTCAGCTTGTTGCCTTTGTGACTTGACTCTGTTTTCGTATTCTTCAGTATAATTTTTGTCTAAAACTGTAGCTCTGCTTTTTACTGAAGATAACTCGTTAGATACTTTTGCATACTTTGACTCAGCTTCTTCGGCTCTCATCTCCGCAGCTCGTATTCTATCGTTTAATTTGTTTATTCTTTTTGATACACCTCTAGTGTAACTATCAAGTTCGTCATCACCACCTGAGTTGGTTTCGACTGCTTCTGTTTCTGCTAAATTTTCTGTTGGTTCTACAACATCAACAACTAGCTCGTTTTCAGCTTGAACCTGATTTTCTTGGTTTGTGTCGCTCATATAAATACTCCTTATACTGAAACAATGTCATCAGGGTTTAAAATTGTGGCTATGACTTCGTCATCATTAATTATTCTGACTTCGCTTTCATCAGCCAACCTAAACCTAGAGCCTGCATATCTACCTATCATTATCCAATCGCCCTTTTTACACCACACAGACGAAAATCTTTTTTTGTCTGCGTAAGCATCCGGGCCAACTGCAACAACATAAGCAACTACAGTCGCTAGGGTTTCTCTGTCGATGGTTTCTTTAACTAATTGAATACCACCTTCTGAAACTCCCTTACCACGGTAAGGAAGCACTAACAAACGCCAACCAGTTGGTTGTGGCATCCGTTCGAGAACGCTTTTGTCTAATAAACTTGGGTCTAAAACTCTTTTGTCCTCTTCTACAAAAGCTTTATCCAAATCAATAGTTTCTTGTTCTGTTTTTTCTTCAATGGTTTTTTTTGACTCAACTGTCATCTATATCTCCTTTACTTTGTAAGTGTTCTTTTATCTTATCATGAATATAGGATAATGAAGATATTTCACCCATTAAAAATTGATAATTTTCCATATCTTTAACGCCGCCTGACGTAAGAATGGTTACTATTTGTGCCTCTCTCTCATTCAAATCTTTACGAATTGCATGAATAAAATCATACATATCCATAGTTTAGAACACGCCACTGAAATTATTGCCTCTTAATGCAGCACCTTTGCCTCTACTTTTGCCCTTTCCGTAGCCGGGTTTGTGTGCTGTATCAACCTTTACTTTTTTAGGTTGTGATAAGGCAATGCTTCCTTGACCTTTTATAGTTATGGAAGTTTTTGCTTTCATTTTCTACTCCTTATTTTTTTGTAGTTTTTTTCTTTGAAACTGTTTTTTTCTTTACTGTTTTCTTTTTTGCAGATGTTTTTGTTTTCTTTTTAGGCGCTTTACCACCCTCCCAAGCCTCATTTATATCAGGCGTATTTGGGTCATCTGCTACATAATGTCCCTTGTCATCCCTTGCTCTTTTAATCTCTTGATTAGCAATAGATTCCTGTGCTTTCATTTGTGCTTTTTTTTCTTTTATTTGTTGTTTAATTTTTTCATTTATTGAGCTTGTCATTTGTTCATCCTCGCTTGTAGGTCTATTAATTTTAATTCAGCTTGTTGTTGCAATCTTTCTTTGGCAATTTCATTTTTTTCATTAGCTATGGCAGCTTGTTGGTCTGCTTTATTTTGTTGTATTTGCAATTCTGCTGCGCTTTCCATGGCATCTTGTTCTTCTTTAGCCATAAACTGTTGATTTTTCATTTCTATTTCTTTATCACGCAATCCAAGTTCTTGTTGTCTAATTGCCACAAGTGGGTCGTCCTGTTGAGGCGGTTGTACAGATGCTAAAAACTCAGACGACAACTGAGCCAGTATTGGTGAGCTAAAGCTTTCAATTATAGTTTGTATTTGTTGTTGTAAAGCCATTTGTGATTGTGGGTCTAATTGTGAGGCCTGTTCTAAAGATGCTTGTATTTGTTGTTGTACTTCAGGTGGTAACTGCTCTTCAGCCATCTGATTAGCCATGAATTGTAAATGTTGCATAACATGTGCGATTATAATGGATTGTAATTGTGGGTTTGTTATAACCGCTTGTGTTAAAAATAGACTTTTATGTGCCTCAACATGTGCTTGATGATTTTGTTCAGGGAACGCTTGTTGAGGTATGCCTTGTAATAAACCACTATTTTCAATACCTGCGTCTACAGGTTTAGGAGTCGTATCTGCTGGTGGCATAAGTAATGAGTCTATGTTGTCAACACCTAAAGCTGCATACATTCTTCTGTAAGCTTCATAGATGCCTTGCGGACCGTGTAATTGTGGGTTTGATTGCACCATTGTTAACAGTTCTTGCGCCATTATTACTCTTTGGCTCATAGAAAAAATATTAGGGTCAGATACAGGTATAACATCTACTTTGTTATCAAAATCTTGTACCTTGACTTCTTTGGAACCACTACCTGTTTCATAGGGGTACACAGGTGGCAAAAATTCTTGAAACACTCTAGCAAGTATTTGAAACTCATTTTTTTGTGAATAGTGCAATCTTTTATGTATCGCACTCATAACTTTTGTGCCTTTTTCTAATAAAGCAACAGTTGTTCCAACAGGCATAGCGGCGTTAGAATCGCCTATATTCATGTCTGCAATCGCAGCAAATCTTTTGCCTGAATCAACCAATAATCCAAGTAATTGAAACAATACGTTGCTAGGCTCTTTATATGGTAAGGGCATAAGAGAATCCCTTAATGCGCCTCCCGGTGCATCTACATCTCTAAATTCACCCGGTTGTAAGGGTGATGCTTCATCTCTTATTCTTATACCTCTAGCCTTAAATCCAGCAGGCAAGTTACTTAATGTACCTGCATCTATAAGTTGTCTAAGCAAAGATGTCGAAGCTTTAGATAAACCACCAATCATGTGCGACAGACCCAAGCCATAAAAACCTAATCCGGGCAAAAACTTATATTGCACAAAATAATTTATTTTGTTTCTTAATACATCTGTTGGCTCATAGTTTCTACGTATAGACAAAATCTTTTGTGAAGATTCGTCAATAGTTATGATATAGGGTAACTTTAAGCCAGTTTGCTCACCCATTTCGTTGGTGTCTTCAAATCCCTCAATGTCTGCAACAGTATGTATTTCATACAATTTGCGTTGCTCATCTTCTTCATAATCAGGCTCAACACCCTGTATTTTATCTACCTCTTGGTCTATTTCATCTCTGCTTATGTTTTGTGGGTTCATTAAGTCTATATCAGCATAAAAGCCAGATAACTGCATTTTTCTAACTTCATTATTGCTCATAGATACTACATGAGTGACTCTTTCGGCTGAAAGTATATCCGTAGCATTATATGGAACTAACAAGTCTTCAGCAGGCACAAATTTAGATACAGGCCTGCCCTTTGTTGCATCATAGTAAACCTTTTTAAATGCACTACCCGATAAAGGCAAATAGAACAATAATTGGTCTAGGTCAGGGTCATATTCAGGCATTTCGTTCATTATGTAGTAGTTCATAAACTCGCCTACTCTTTCTGCTTGCATTTCTGTGTTTGCGTCTCTTTGACCTATGACTTGTGTTTTTATAGGACCTTGTGCAGGTAATAATTCTTTATAGGCTTGCGCTTGAAACTGTGTAACTGCTTCTGACAATATCGGATGTATTACACCACTTGACCCTTCAAACGGTTGACTTCTTTGTTCATCAAAGCGCATACCAAGATACTTTAGTCCATCTGTGTATGTTTTTTCCCATTCTTTGCGTGATTCTTTGTCGTTTTCAATGGCGTATAATAATTTTGAAGAGATGCTACCTAATATATCGTCATCTAAAAATTCTACTAAGTTTGCATCAAAGGGTACTTGTGGCGCTTCTATTTCTGTTGGCTCATCAAAAACTATTTCATCTTCATTAATGCTAATTTGTAAAGCATCAAACATCTCATCGTCAAAAGTTTTTGGAGGTGTTTCTATATTAATATCATCAACAGGAACACTAACAGACTTTGTTTGGTCTTTTATGTCAGGGTTGTCTTCAGTGCCTAATTTTCTTTCTGTAACCATATTATCTCTTGTATTTTTTTGATTTTACCTTCTTACCTTTGTTTTTACCACCTGTTCTTGCAATCAGACCTCGTGCCTTAGCTGATGCTTTTTCACTAAATCCAAGCTTTTTGCCTGACCTTATCTTTTTTTTAAGTGTTGATAGTTTTACGACCATGCAGTCTCCTTATAGCGTTTTTACCTTTTTTAAATATACTTGCTATTGCTTTTTTACCCATTACCTTAGCTCGTTGTTCACCTACTGTAAGTATTTGTATTTTTCTAGCAAATGGTTTTTTAATATTTTTAACTTTTTTAACTGTAGCTCTTGCATCTGCTTGTGTTGCAAATTTTATTCTTACTGTGTCTTTAGGGTTTTCATCTGTATATAAACGTCTACCACTGCCTTTTGGCTTTTTACCTGTGCCTTTTATTGGGTCTTTTCTTTTTTTTCTAACCATAATTAATAATATGACAAAGCTGTTCTATCTACTTGCATATCTTCTTGATAGTCGCTGTCTAACTCCACTAAACCACCTTGTCTTATTCGCATTAAAGCCATGGTAGTAGAGTCACAAAAGTCATCATTTTCTCCAAAGGGAAAAGCAGCTAACTCTTCTATTACTTCTTCTGCAAAAGCATCTTCTGTAGCATATACCATACCACTTTCAAACATTGGTGCAATAGAGTTCATTCTTGCAACCTTGTCTTGTCCTCTGCTAGGCGAGTAAGCTTGTACAGGTATTCCTATTTTTCTAAGTTCTTGTGTTAATGGTGTACCACTAGCTTTGGCCTCTATCAAAACTATATCAGGCTCCCAATACTTATATTCTTCTAATGCTATGTTTTTGAGTTGTGGAAAATCTACTCTGTGTCTACTCGCATCTAACAATATAATTGCATGCTCGCTACCATCTTCAGGGTCAAATATTCCCCAAGTCGTTATAGCTGAATAGTCTGCTGTTTCTTTTGCGCTAAAAGCAGTATCGTAACTTTGCACAATACACTGACAACTGGGTATAGCTTCATTCTCCCATTTCTGCCACCATTCTCTTTTAACTATAGAACCGCTTTCTGCTGTTGGGTTTTGCATCCACTGTGCGTTCCATTTGCTTATCGGCAAAGATGCTTTTACTGACAACAACTCTTCTTTTTTCCAAAACTCTTTCCATAAAGGCTCTTCTGACTCAGGCATAATCGCTGGAAACTCAACCACTTCCCATTGGTCTGCGTGTGTTTCAGATTGTCTTTTCAGCAATCTGCCAGCCAAATCTTTTGTACTCCAACGTGTCATAACCAAAACGATGGTGCCGCCGGGCTGCAATCTTTGGCGTGGTCCACTTATGTACCACTCCCAAGCTGCATCCATTGCAGTCGGCGACATTGCATCTTGTTCTGAATGTGGGTCGTCTATAATTAATAAATCAGCACCACGTCCTGTTATTGCACCACCAACACCTGAATAGAAAGCTTCTCCACCATCATCTGTAGTCCATCTACCAGCAGATTTGTTATCACCTGATAAATTTATGTCAGGGAATATGGTTTGATACTCTTCGCTATCTATAATATTACGCACTCTTCTACCAAATCTCACAGCAAGTTCTGCCGTGTGTGTCGCTTGTATTATTTTTAAACTTGGATTTAGTCCCATCATCCACGCAGGAAAATA